CTATAGTACCTGTAGTAGTATCTCCAAGCATAAATGAACTAGTACCAAAAGTTTTATAGTTTAGTGCTGAACCATTAATAGTTAGTGCGTCTGTTTCTGTAGTTCCATCTACGTCTATAGAACCAGCTAAATCTATGTCACCACTAAAAGTAGCTGTTTGTGCAAAAGTTGTACCACCTCCATCAGCTATAGTTATAGCGTCATCACCATCTGTAAATTCTATTAATGGGGTTTGTATTGCTGATGATGTTTCTATAATGCCACTTGTTTGCAAATTTAAAGAAGCAAAAGCATCAGTTACCTTTGCTCCACTACCTGCACCATCTAAGTAAACCATCTTAGTTGCACCCGTTGGTATAGTTACAGTTGCTCCACTACCTTGCTTTATAATAATAGACTGTGAACCACTTGTTCCATTCTCAATAATATGTACTCTATTTAAAGTATTAGGTGCAATAGTAATCGTACAAGTTGAGTCTAATGTACCTGTATATTTAACATACATAGCCCTTACAGGGTCTGTAGCTCCATCTGCTACTGTAGAAGTATGCGTATCTGCGTTGGTTGTTATGCCTTCTGTTCCAAAGCCTAAAGCTTCGCCAATCAGTTCCAAATTTGTATTCGTTGATGTTCCCCATGTACCCGACTCATCACCGGTTGCAATTTCTTTTAATCTTAAATCATTTACATAAGTTGCCATAATTTTTCCTCTGTATAAATATTAAACCATTTAGGCTGCTACGTCACTCCATGTTGTAGTTTGTGACGAATCTACAGCAGACCATGTGTTATTAACTCCCGGAACTACATCACTCCAAACAGTGACTGTTCCTACTGCTCCTGTAGCTAATACATTGTCTACAGCTACATTAGCATCTGCTTGTACTGTTTCTGTACCTAGTGCAGTTGTTCCGGCAAGACCAGTTATTGAAAGTATATTGACTGTGACAAGTCCTATACTTCCTAAAGCACTTGTACCTGCTACTCCTGTAGGAAATACATTTGCATCACAAGTTACTGTCTCATCCCCAAGACCTACAGTTGATGCATTACCTGATACACCTTGTATAGCAAAACCAGCAGCTACAACTGAGTTTAATGCAGATGTTCCGACTACACCTGTTTCAGTTACATTAGCATCACAAGTAACAGTTTCATTGCCTAATGCAGATGTGCCAGCTAATCCTGTTACAGCTACCTCTACTGAGGTAACACCCCAAGAATCTGTACCCCAACCTGCTCTACCCCAACCAGTTGCCATTTAAATCCTTATGCTATTCTTATAACAGCGTTTGATGCGTCAGCAGTTGGAAACGTAATAGTAAATGAACCTGCTGTAGATGTTTTATCTCCACCAAAATCAAATACAGCTACTGCTGGATCACCCGAAGCAGTGTCATTGAAGATCATACATCCTCTAGCAGTTATAGTAGCAGTGCCAAATGTAAGATCAGCAAAGTCTGTAAATGCAGTTGTGCCTGAAGTTGCAGGATCGACACGTGTAAGTGCGTTTCCTTTGGCTGTATAGTTAGTACCAGTAGCTTCTTGTGAAGTTGTATACGCAGTAGTAGCTGCACTCATAGTAGCACTACTTGTATACAGTGCTAATCTAAATGTGTTTCCACCTGAGTTTTTAAAATTATGCACACCTTCCAATAGTTCTTTCTTGAATGAAGTACACATTGCTTGTGTTATAGCCATTATAGCCTCCTTATAATATTAGCAAGGTCTTTATGTCCTTGCTGTTCTAATTGATTGCATACTGTGCATATGTGATTCTTAATAGCTTCACGCATATAGTATCCAATTACCTGACGAGCAGCATCTTTAAATATATGTGCTTGCGCTTTTATACTCTCATCTGCTGTATCGCTTATTGAAATCAGTCTATCAGTTGCCATATCTGCAACCTCATCAACTGTATGTCCTCTATAATCTGTAGTTTTTACACCAAGATTGCCTACTGATATTTCAAATTTATCTGTTTGCATTAGTAAACAATAGGCTCCGGTGGTGTACTTCCATTTGATCTTTCATCTACAATCCATTCTTTAGGATTTTCTCTACCTATTATTCCATGCGGTACCATTTTTTCTTGTACTATCTCAGAATACTTACAAACTTTTAATTCTCCGTTTTCTGCATAAGAAATTACTGGATCGTTTAAACGATGGTAACCATAAAGTTTTTCTTTCATATCTACATTAGCATCTAAAAGATTACATCTTACAGCTACAGCTACATCAATGTCCCTCTCCATGCATTTGCCTAACCAATATTCACAACATGCTCTACCCATTTCAGCAAAGTGTGCATTAGTATTGTAAGTAAAATCTGTACCAAACATACTGATTGTTCCTACATTATTCCAATATGCAAATGCTATAGCATAAGCAACAGTATTATTTAAGTAAGCACATCCTGTATCTTTAATTACAGCTTCTATTGGGTATTCTTCAACAGCAGGAACTCTTGAATCTAGTTCGCAAGAGTAAATAGGATAATCTACTTTAGGTAATTCTTCTCTCATCATTTGTGTCATAGATGCTGCTTCATCAGAATCTAAAAATCTTGACATAGGATCAAGTATAAATGCTCTGTCTGCTTTATTAACTACACCTATCATCGCATTAATAACCCAAACTTCGTCAAACTTCTTGCTATGTAATAAAGAAAAATGAAAATCTATTTGACTCATCCCCATAGCAACTATAGCTATGTGTTTACCTTCTAGTTCTAATATTTTTTCTTTTAACATTATTGCCCTTCTATTCTGTATTGCCCACTTCTATAAGCATCTTTTCTATTTCTACCATCATTTTCTATAATAAGTTTTTCTAATGCATCTTTAAATCTAGTTTCATATGTTTGTAAAACATCAGCTTCACCTTTCATAAATATATATGCTTCAACTAAAGAACCAAACAAAAGAGCATCAGGTGCATTAGTACCAAGCCAACTTGTTCCATCTGATGATGCAGTAATTGATTGTGGTAAATAAAAATAATGTAGTTCTACTGTATACGTTGAGTCAGGAGTAGGTGCTAATATTAAATGTGTATCATCAAACTGTGCATAAAACTCAGGTAATCCTGTATTAGATGCACTAGCCGGATAAGCTTCTCTGATAAAGTTTACATCTTTATTTAAAAGAAAACTGTAGTTACTACTTGAATCAAGAACAGCTAGAGAGTAAGGATATAAAAAATCATCAGGTAATATTAAGTATGGGTTATCAGCTGTAACAGAAGCGGTTTGATTTTTTCTGTAATCAGGTAATTGTACTGAACCATTAATTCTATTCTCAGCTTGTTTTATTAGAGTAGACAGGTTGTTAACAAATGTGGTCTCTGTATTTTCTGTGTAATCTTGTATAGCTGTTTTTAATGTTGTAAATGTAAATGACATTAGCTTGTTGTAATTTTTAAGTTTCCTATATTACCTTTCAGTACCATGTTGCTTAAACTTGAATCACCAAATGCAGAGTTCCATCCACCTATAGGATTGAATCCAAACAATCCTCTACTAGCTTCTAAATCGTTTTGTGGTCTAGGATTCCTGAGTGCTTCTGGATCATTAAGTCTTAATCTACCTAACTGAAGTTGAGGTTGATCTTTATCAAGAACATCTTTGCCAACAAGTAGACCAGTTCTTTTTTGATTTTTAATTTGATTCCTTAAATCTTTTAAAGGATATCTAAAACCAGTTCTATCACATATACCATATGCATGTTTGCCTTTTGCAAATGACATATTAGTAACCTCCCGGAACAAATCTTACAGCTGCTTTGACTCTATTCTCTTCAGAGGCAAGCTTCCATTGTTCTTCGTATTGTTGTTTTAAAAAAGGTATTCTTTGTGAAGCTTCTGGATTCTTCATAGCTAAATAATAAGCTAAGCCTGCTACTAAACATGGCAAGAAAACTTTAGGTATATCTATAGTATTAGAAGCTGGGTTGCCTGCATCATATATTTGTCTAAGTCTATACCAAACTACTTTATAAGTTTCTGAACTATCAGGTATAGGATATAAAGTAAATGTTGTAGTACCACTATTTCTATTTACTAATATTTCATTAGGTCTACCTTGATCTAATTTATTAGGTACATCTGAATATTGTGAAAAAGATATTCTAGTTAAAGCTGTATCGCTTTGTGAATTGCTTTCACCATCATTAGTTCTAAGATGATGTTCTAGTAAATCAATAGTATCTCCTTCTAATGTATATGTAGAAGTACCAGCAGTAAGGGTTGTACTACCTGATTCAACTTGCCATAGATTCAAACCTCTATTAGCCCATTCAAGCATCATAAGATTTATACTACGTCTAGCTGTACGCAAGTCATAGCCAGTACGCATTTCTAAACCAGCTAGTTCAAAAGCTTCTTCTGCTGCTTCTGCTATATCTAAATCAAAACTATTAGTAGTGGCTGTAGCCATATTTTATTTCTTTTTAGGTGCTTTATATCCAGTCATACCACCAGTTCCATAACTTAGCATACCGCCTTCTTTTCTTTTAACTAATTCTTGATAATCTTCAACCATTCCGCCTTCGTCATAGTTGATGACCATATCTTTACCAGTCTTTTTACTTTCTTCTCTTGCAGCTTTCATACCCGATCCATCGTATGAAAACTTTTTATTACCTACATTTGGCATCTTTTACTCCTTATGTTTAAACGTGTTACTATATTTTAAAGTTCCAATATACCATTATCAATTAAAATTTGTCTGTTCTTAAGATGTTCTTCTTCTATATCATCTTTACTTTGTCCAAAGTATTTGACTGCATGATGATTGTCAACCATTGATTGATTTATGTTTACACCATCTACTACTACATCACCTAATACTCTTCCAAATTTTCCTCTTGAATCTTTAAGTTTTGTTTGTATACAAACCTTTTCTCCTTCTTCTATGGCTTTTCTTAAGAAAGCCGAAGCCATTTTTCCTCTAACCTTCTCATCCAAGTTACGAGTACGTGACTCGGGAGTATCAATACCATATAGCCTAACGCGAGACTTATAAAGGATATCAAAGCCAAGGTCCAACACAACATCGATAGTATCTCCATCGACAATTTTTTCAACTTTACAATTATATTCATACATTACCTATACCTCTTAGAAATCTTTGCAGCAGCTTTAGGTTGCTTAGAGAACTGTTTACCTTTTTTTGTATCTGCTCTTTTCTTTTTAGTAGATGCAGCATACTGTTTACTAGACATTGCCTTGATGGCTTTCTCAGGCAAATACCTTTCGCCTGTTTCTTTACTTGGCTTGCCACTTTTTGTTTTCCATTTTTGTTTAGTCCAGTCTTTTAAAGATTTTTGTGACTTCGCTATGCTCATTACTTCTTAGCTTTTACCTTTGCTTTCTTAGACAAGTCTTTGAAGTGAAATAACTTAACACTAGTTTTAGTATGGGTTTTATTAGTGTGTAACTCTCCATTAGGCATTTTGTGAGAACTGCCTTTGTGTTCAGTACCATCCCTTTTGTAATGTTTAACTCCCTTCATTTGTATCCTCCGCCTTTTTCTTTATATTTCTTAGCTAACATTTGTGCTTTACGTGCTGACCATTGACCTGCATTGCCACCTTTAGTACCTGCCTTAATACTTTTGAATAATTTTTTTCTCATATCAGGCTTAGTATAATTACCAGCTTCGTTTACTTTTGATTTGTTTTTTTTGTCTGCCACTTGTTTTTTTATTTGTGTCCTACTAATTACCATTTAACTTTATGGCTCCAATATCTAGCACTAAATTTATCAGGGTTAGAATCTTGTGCATTATGTCTTGCATAATAACTTTTCTTACGTGCTTTATCTTTTTTTGATTTAGGATTTTTTCCTGCACCACTAACACCTTGTTGTCCAAAGCGAATAGTTTTTGTTTGTTCGCCTTTCTTTGCAACAACTACATGTGATTTAGTTTTATGATTAGGAGTACGTTTAGGTTTATTGTATCCACTAACTCCTGCATTTTTAAGCTTGGAGTCTTTAGCCATTAATCTTCTCCTTTAAACTTTTTACTTTGTCCTGATGTGCCAGCGTATATACCGAAAACAGCTGCCATTGCTCCTACAACAACTGACACTAAAGCTGATTGTTCTAGGTTGGGTTCAGGTATGGTCATAAACCAGGTAACTACTTTGTATAGTAGTAAGATGTAGACGCTGACGAACGCTCTAGGGAATATCCGCCAAGCGTCTACGGTTTTAGCTAGATGTATCCATTTTTGAAATGGATTAACTGATAAATAGTTGGGTGAAACGTCAATATCAAGCTCTAGCTTCTTTTTTATAGTTGGTTCGATTTTGACTTCTTCTTCCATCTATAAAAACTTTGTGAGAACGATAGCTCCTACCATGAATGGGTAAACACCCCAGAGCATATTCTCTAATTTTTTAAACTTTTCAGATCCTTCATCAAGACGTTTCTCTATATTTTGATAACGTATAGCACACTCTTTTTCGTGTGAGCTGATTTGATGTAATGCGTCTTTTGCGGTTTCCATTATTTTTTCTTGGGTCTGCCTTTTTTCTTTTTTACTTCAACTGTCGTGTAAGCTTCGTTAACATCAGGAGTAGATTTATCGTCAGCAACAAACTGTCCTTCTTCTGTTCTAGCTCTGACAGTTTCTTCTTCAACGCCTCTGACGTTTTGCCAGAACTTTTTTATAGTATCGTGGTAAGATTTAGGTAGCCAACTCATTACT